GCAGAAACACAAGCGATATTTTTATGAGAGAGATACAGCCTAAAGATTGGATGACAACAGAGGGTTACCAAACCAAAATATGGAGTCAGGACGAGAAGGACGAAAGAGACATAAACACATTGCAGAAGCTACAAGCAACTATGCAGTTAATGCCTAACAATCCAAAGCTGTTAGAGATTAATCAGAGAAAATCGTTAGAGTTTGCGGATCTATCCCCGGAGGAAATTAACGAGGTAATGGAACTTGAACAAAGGAGAATGGACGCGATAATGCAACAACAACAAATGGGGGTACAGCCGCAACAGCAGGCTACCGAGATGTCTGCTGTTGCGCCAGTTCCTCCAGCTCCTGCAACGCCTACAAAAAAAGTGGTAAAATAAGAGTATGATGGACGAATTGTTAGAAAAGTTTGGCCTAAAATATGATGACCTCTCTTTAGAGGAGCGGGAAACCCTTAATGTATGGACAGACGCTATCCAAAAAGGAGCGGTAAGCGTAGATAAAATTAAGCAATATCTATCCGCTATGCGGGACGGGGTAGAGCAAGAGCTTTGCAAAACAGGGCACAATTCAAAACAAGATATATTCCTAAAAGCAAGACTGCGAAACTATATGCTTTTAGAAGCGTTTCTGTCAACGCCGGAGCGAGCAAAAGAGCAATTGGAAAGAGCTGTAGCTGGATTAGTCAGCAAAGTTGACAAATAAAAGGTTTTTATTTATCATATAAGCAATATGGACGAAAAATCAAAAGAAAGGCTTAACAAAATAACCGCGAAAGAACCGCACGAGTTGACAAAAGAAAACATTTCTTTTATAAGAGCAAGAAGGAGTTATCTTAATAAAACCGCAAAACAGAAATTCGCAAAAGAATTAGAAACAAAAAAGACTAAAAAGTAACCTAACCCTTATATAAGGACGGAAAAATGACAAAAAAACTACACAAAAAACCAACAAAAGATGAACTTGAAGAGAGCATTAAAAAAAGCGCTGAAGAGCTTGAAAAAGATCTTGATAAAGATGACGAGGAAGCAGAGAAAATTGAGAAAACAGCCGAGGAGTTAGAAAGTCCAGAGCCTACTCCAAGCGAACCGGAAGAAGAACCCGAATCAGAACCCAGCGAACCCGAACCAGAACCTACCCCAAGCCCTTATGAGGTGGACTATAAAAAGAAGTTTGTAGAGTCCACGCGAGAAGCGCAAGTACTACACTCCAAAAACAGAAAGATGAACGAGGCGATTGACGAAGCCGCTAAACTTACAGAGCCAACCGATGAGGAATTGCAAAAAGCATACCCCGATATAGACATAGATATAATGAGCGCCGGGGAAAAACAGCTATATTCAGATAATCTGCTTAACAAAAAGCGGTTTGAGATGATTGACAAGGTATCCCAAGACGCTAAAAAGATTGGGGATTGGTTGGAAAAGGTAGATAAGTTTGTAGAAAACCCTGAAACGATTATCAAAAATCCAGCATTAGAGGGCAGGGTAGAGGATTTTAAGCTATTCGCGTCAAAACCCACGCGTCGGGGAGTTGATTTTGAGGATTTAACATCTGCTTTTTTATATGACGCAAGTTCTAAAGCCAAGCCAAAGAAAAAAGGGCAGATGTTTGAGAGCGGCACAAGCGGGCATGACAAAAAGCCGAAAAAGACACAATTAACAATAGAGGAAGGCAGGAAGCTCCGAGATACTAATTACGACAAGTGGAAAGAGATGTTAAAAGCAGGGAAAATAGAAGCAGTTTCATAAAAACACTTGACAATAAATATTTATTCTCGTTATACTTGTAATTAGTAATCTTCCTAACCCCTTCAAGGGACTGGTAAAGAACAATATTAGTTTTTTAACAGTCCAATATGTCAGCAAGAGCAAACTTTATAGCCGAAGGATTTAGCAACAAACTCATGTTAGAGTTTTACGACCGCAACTTAGTTGACGCGGTTGTTAATCGCGATTATCAAGGAGAGATCAACGCGGTAGGCTCTAAACTTAATATTCTTAACTTTGACAGGGTATCCGAGAAAACTTACGACGGTTCAGATTTAACAGCAGACTCACTAACCGAAAACGAAACAGAATTAGTTATTGACCAATACAAGTCTTTTTACTGGAAAGAGAAAACCCTTGATAATTGGCTTTCATACATCAAAAACCCACATCCGACAATTGTATCCCAAGTAGCAAAAGAAAGAGGTAAAAATGTAGATGAATTTGTATTTGGCCTTTACGGAGATGTAGGAGCAGGAAACAGAGTAGGAACAGATTACACGACTGGTACTGTTACAATTGACGCGTCAGGAAATGTAACTGGTTCGGGTACAACCTTTACCGCCGCAATGGTAGGCAAAGGCTTCAAAGCAGACGGACACACATCTTGGTATCGAGTTGCAACATATACTAATGCAACCACTATTACTATTGAAGACGACCTAGACGATGTATCCTCAACCTATTCAGGCGGGGCAATTTCAGGCGGATCAACTTATACTGTTGAAGCCGCAACAACCCTTGCTATCACTACAGCAAACTTGCTTCAATATGTAGCCGCGCTAAAAATGAAACTAAACAAAGCAGAAGCAGAAGGTTACTCAACAGTTCCCGATGAGGACAGGTGGCTCATTGTACCGCCAGAGTTTGAGAACTTGATTGTACGCTCAACTGGAATAGCTCTACACATAGATCCAGTTTATGAAGAGCTTGTTAAAAGAGGATATATCGGAATGCTACAAGGGTTTAAGGTATTCAAGTCCAACAGGCTTACCGGCGACAACACTGACGGATACCACGTATTAGCAGGACATTCAAGCTGGATGACTTTCGCGGAGAAAGTATTAGACGCAAGAATGGAAGAGGATCTGATTGGAAACTTTGGTACAGCATACAAGGATTTGTTTGTTTACGGCGCGAAAGTGTCTGACGCAAGGCGTCATTTCGCAACAGAAGGTTTTTGGACATTTACAGTCTAAGATTAGGGTTTGGACGGTATTAAAGCCTAAAGTTTTAATAAAGCCTAAAGTTTTATCAGCCTTTAGGTTTTAAAAACGAAGGCTTTTTTTAATGGGAGGAAAACATGGCAAGATTTGAGCTCAAAGAAAATTTACCAAGATTAACAAAAGACGAACTCACAAAGGTTGAGGCAATTAGTAGCGCCTTTAGAACCACTGATGAGGCTAACTTCCTAACGGCTCTTACTCCTTATCGCACCAATAGGGTTATTAAGTGGGATTTGGATGTTGACCAGCCTATCACGGCACAAAATCCTACTCCTTATGACACATCAAGCACGAACATCTTAGAAGCGGAAGGTAACACCCTACCTACAGGTTATGCAGGATTTAAGCAAGGGGCATTGTTCAGGGATTTAGACAAAGCCGGAATGAACATTTATATCAATGTAGGGGATGAGGACAGCGCGTCGTGGACGCAATTAGGACAGATAATGTCGGCTTCGCCTTCACTTTCAATCTCGCCATCGCCGAGCGTATCGGTGTCATTGTCGGGTTCTCTAAGTCCGTCGTTGAGCCCGTCGGTGTCTGACTCGTTATCGCCATCATTGTCGCCGAGTGTTTCGGTTTCGCTATCGCCTTCGGTTTCGGAGAGCTTATCGCCGAGCGCCACAGCTTCGCCTTCCGCGTCAGTCAGCGCCAGCCCGTCAGTCAGTCCAAGCGCGTCAGTATCTTTGTCGCCTTCTTACTCGCCGTCAGCAAGTCCGTCAGTTACGCAAAGCGCCAGTCCAAGTTTGTCGCCGTCAGCAAGTCCGTCATTATCGGGGTCATTATCATCGTCGCTAACAAGTTCGTTAAGTTCGTCATTATCGGAAAGTTTGTCAGTTTCTCCATCTCCGAGCGTATCAGTCAGTTTAAGCCCTTCGGTTTCAATATCTTTGAGTCCGTCGGTGTCGGTATCAGCCAGTCCGTCTCTTTCGCCAAGCGCGTCAAGTTCGCCGTCGCACAGCAGAAGCCCAAGCCCTTCCGTGTCGGTTTCGGCAAGCCCGTCATTGTCAGGCAGTTTATCAGTATCGCTATCACCGAGCGTATCAGTCAGTTTGTCGCCGTCTCTTTCGCCAAGTTTAAGTCCGTCGGTTTCACAAAGCGTCAGTATATCGTTGAGCCCGTCGGTATCGCAATCCCTATCGCCATCGTCATCTGTCAGCCCGTCGGTGTCAGAGAGCGCTTCGCCGTCAGCGTCCCCAAGTTTCCCATTTGATTAACCTATATGCTAAAATATCGGTATGATAAGTATTGTTATACCTGCGCGTAATGAGCCGTATCTTTCCCGGACTATTCAAGACTTGCTAGTCAAAGCCAAAGGCGATATTGAGATAATCGCTATTTTAGACGGATATTGGGAAAAGCCCGATAGGATAATAGATGATCCGTGTGTTAATTATATCCACTTTACTAACCCTCGCGGTATGCGCAATGCTATAAATAGCGGCGTTGCAATAGCCAAAGGAGAATATATCCTAAAGATTGACGCCCATTGTATGGTTGCCCCCGGATATGATGAGATATTAGCCGATGATTGTAAGGATAATTGGATAGTTGTGCCCCGAAGGTATGCGTTAGATGTTGCTAATTGGCAGATAGAAAACAGAAGCGACAATAAATACCCGATTGATTATGAGTATTTGGATTATTCCGACTTGCACGGGATAGTTTGGATTGAGAAAAGAGACGAGAGAAAAGATATTATGATTGATGACATTATATCCGCGCAGGGGAGCGCGTGGTTTATCAGGAAGGATTTTTTTGATAGGCTTGAAGGATTAGACGATATAAATTATGGCACGTTCTTTTTGGAGTTTCAGGAGTTGTCGTTTAAGGCTTGGACAGAAGGCGGCAGGGTAGTGGTTAATAAGAACACGTGGTATGCCCACTGGCACAAGACTGACGGCAGGGGATATAGTTTGGGAAGCAAGGAAAGGGAAAAAGCTATACAACATATGCAGACGTGGCGGGCAAATGAGAAATGGCAAGAAGTAATTAAGAAGTTTCAGCCAATGCCGACATGGAAAACTTAACTGTACTTTATTACACTTCTAACCGTGAAGACGAAGCCTTTGAAAAGAAGGTACAACAAGACCTATTAAACAAGATAGGCGACACTCCCCTCATATCTATATCCCATAAGCCTATGAAGTTTGGATTTAATATATGTGTAGGAGATATAGGTTTGTCTGACTGGAACATATACCGACAAATGCAGATAGGATGTAAGCTGGCTACAACCAAGTATGTGTGTACCGCAGAGGCTGACTGCTTTTATCCCCCTACAGGATATTTTGATTTTAAGCCCCCTGTTGACTGGACAGCAGGACACTATACAAATCTCTATATTCTCTGGAAGGGAAGCGGGATATTTAATCAAAAGGCGTTCTCGTTATGCGGATTGTTTTCCGATAGGGAGTTTTTATTATCCCGCTTCAGCCGATCCATAGATGATAAAATAATGTGGCGACCCGATTACAAGCCCCGCCATCCGCTCTTTCACAAATGGAAAGAGTGGACGCCATTTAAGGGGGATATACCTATTATCAATTGTAAAACCGGTAACGGTATGAGGCACAAGTCAGGAGTAAATACAGAAGGCGAGCCCAAAAAGTCATTATTATATTGGGGAGACGCTGAAGGGATGGAGGAGTGGTTATGGAAAAAGAAGTAACAATCATATACTACACGGCAAATTATCTTGATAATAAGAACCCTTACTTTTTAGCAAACACTAAAAGGCAACTGCTAAAAGTTACCGACGGTATGAATATAGTATCGGTAAGCCACAAACCTATCAATCTCGGCACTAATATTTACGTTGGGGATATAGGCAGGTCGCATCTTAATATCTACAAGCAAATACTGGTAGGATGTAAAGCGGCGCAAACAAAATGGGTTGCTATGGCAGAGGACGATATCCTTTACTCCAAACAGCACTTTCATTTTTGGCATTATGTTAAGCCGGAATATATGGAAGGCGATTACTTTTTATATGACCAAAACAAAGTATCTATATTCACTTGGACAAAGCCGCCTATGTTCTCATTTAGGCATAGGCCAATTGTTGTTAATCAACTTATCGCAAAAAGGCAAATGCTTATTGACGCGTTAGAGGAGAGGTTTTTCAAAGCGGAGGAACTGCGGGCTAAGGGCTGGGAAGAACGAAAGATATGGACACGTAGCGTCCTTATAGGCGGAAATGACCTGACAAAGGCGATAGCCGAGAACCTTAAGATCGGTTATAAGGATGCCGAGGAGCTTAAGAGGAAAGA